TCTTCTTGTTGTCGGCCTGAAGCTGGGTGATCTGATCCTGAAGCGCCTTGGTGTCACCGGAATCCTTCTTCAGCGTTTCAAGCTGGGTGTCACGCTCCTTAATGGTGTTCTTGGCGGCGGTCAGTTCGGTGTTGACCTCATTGAACCGGGCCTTGGTGACGAAGGAACCGTTCAAGCCCTCCATAACCTTTGTGGCCTGTTCTTCAGTCAGGCCCCATTCCAACAGCTTTTCTTTAGTCATTGTTGTTACCTCCAAAATCCTTTTTTACCGTGGGTTAGGAACCACGATTTTTCCGGTTCTGTTTACCGCCCACCACCGGGAAACGGCGAAAATGGTATGAAAAAACCACCACCGGCCAGAAGGCCGGGGTGGTCAAATCATCAATATAGGGATTTTTCGTCCAAATCAGGGGGCCGGTAAGGGGTTCCCTTATCCAAACAATCCTGAATAATGGCTTCCACTTCCGATTCTTCCATACCCATCAGGGCGAACAGGGGGAAGTTCTCATGAAATCGTTCAAGATACTGTTCAATCAGTTCAGCCATTTTCAACACCCCTTTCACGGCTGATTTGCAATCACCTTCAACATATCTTCATACATGGCATAGGACTTGGGAAGATATTTCTTGATGGTTGCCAAACTTTCCGGGGAAGTCATGGTTGCGGAAGTCATTTCCGCAAAGGCTTCAGTTCCAAGGCCCCAATCAATCCCGTTGTAAGTTCGGGTTGTCCAGTAGGAACCACCACCATGACCAATGCCACAGCGGATTTTCCCACGGGTAGCCCCTTCCAATATATCAGAAAGATCACCGTACTGCAATGGGGTAAGGGATTTCACTTCTTTCTGAATGGCGGCGTAGGCATAGGCTTTCTTCACCTTGAATCCACCATACTGAAGGTAATAATCAGCGGTGGTTTGGTTCATCCAACCTTTCTGCACCCAATAGGAAAAATCATCTTTATGGGCTTTCATATCGGAAAGGACGGCGTTCACCCAATCATTCACTTCATCTTTGATAGTCTGGGGGAACAGGCCATTTTTATAAGTGGAAGAAAGGTGCCATTGCCCATTTACGCTTCCAAGCTGGGCCGCAAGGCCATCAATGGCATGGCCGCTTTCATGGAAGGTTGTTGCATACGGGGCGCTCCAAGAACGGCCCTTTGCATCCGCCGCAATATTCACATAGATGTTATCACCCTGACAGTATGCGCCGCCTTTATGGTCAGCTTTTGCAACCTTGATTTTGGTTTCATACTTATCCCAAGCGGCCTGAAGGTCAGGACTTTGGCAAGCGTCCACCCGATCCCGAATCTGATCATAATGGTCTTTGCCGAATTTCTTTCCAAACTCGGTGTTGTAATCTCGAAGGGCTTTTGTCACAGCGGCCCCGGTTGCGGCGGTCAATCCGGCTTTGGAACCGCCGTTCACGAAGGTCTGAACCCAATCAGCATATTTCATGTTGGCGGGAACATAGTACACATCCCCATCAGCGTTCCGGGCGGCTCTTTCACCGGCATACTTGGGATCAATGGCCGGGGCCGTAGTTCCTCGACAGTTGGGGTGGAAGGGTGGCACGGTCACGCCGGGTTCATATTGGGAAATGGGGATTACCTTACCATCAAGCCCCCCACAAATGGAACAGGTATGGGAATCCAGCGTTTCAATGATTTCCACCATTTCAACATCCAAATCCTTGTAACATTCCTTTGTGGCAACGGCGTTGAAATAGGTGGTTTCGGTGTTGACCAACCGCCCCGCCTTATACCGATGAACCCCGAACTGCTTCTGAATGACCGTGGTGATCTTGGCCGGGGAATCACCCCGAAGAAGCCCTTGCGTCAGGCTCTTGCTAACCGAACCCACCAGATCATTCTTGTTCAACCAACAGCGATCCCGGAAGGTTCGCCCGTCCGTTGTCCAAGGCTTTGAAAGCAATGTTTCAAGTTTCTTCTGATCCAGCCCGGTAATATCCCAACCAAGGCCCACACCCTTCTGAACCTCAAAAGCCGTGTGGGTGTAGCCATTGCCCACAACCTTCTTCAACAGGGCATCCAGACTATCAACCTGATTGCCATATAGCAATTCAAGCTGTTGCTGAATACCTGTCTGAACAGCTTCAAGGCGGGAAATGTGGAACCGGGCGGACGCATTTTCCAGCTTCTTCAGCCATGCCGCATCCAACCCAGCCTGTTCACCGATCTTGATATACTGTTCAACGCTCCAATGAAATTCTTCAAGCTGTCCAGCAGTCAGCCATTTCCGGGCATCGGTCAGGCTGATTTGGTTGTTCACCGCAAAACGGGCATACCAGCTTTCAATTTCCTTCTGAACGGAACGCTGTGCATCCAGATACAGTTCTTCCATGTCCTGAATGGTCTTTTGGGCTTCTCTGTGGGCGCTGTCCTCCAAGATGGAAAACCGCCCACGCCAATAATCCGCATTTCTCATGGGCCGTTCCTCCAATCCTGAAAAATGGTGCTGAAGGTGGGATTTGAACCCACACGCCTTGCGGCAACGGATTTTGAATCCGCCGTGTCTGCCTATTCCATCCACTTCAGCATAGAAGGCCACGCTGTTTCTTCATAGGGGCTTGCGCCTTGCTGAATTTTGGTTCCTTCCTTTGTGGCCATGGTAGCCCGTGCCGGGATCGAACCGGCGTTACCGCCGTGAAAGGGCGGTGTCTTAACCACTTGACTAACGGGCCATGATGGGCCGGGGAAGGGAATTTCACCCTTTGGCGGGTAGGAGTAATAGCACCCCGCCACACTCAATGTCTGCCCCGGCATATATTGTGAAACGGCGGGGGTTATTCACCCTCGCCATCATCACCTTTGTTCTGGTTGCCGGTCTGGAAGGCCCCGGCGTATTCCTGTGCCTGTTCCATTGCTTCATCCTTTTCCTTACGCAATCGGGCCAGCTCCACTTCAACATCCGTAACCCACGGGTGCTGTTCCACAATGGTTTCTGTGGACAGAATACCAACGGACTTGGCACAGTTTTCAATGGATTCCGTTTCATTGATCAGAATGTCACGGTTGAACACGATCTGAAGTTCAGCGCCTTCATAATCGCCAAAGCCCCTGTTGCTGAAATCCTGATTGATGAACCACAACAGTTCTTCAAAGGCCGCTTGGAACTCGGTTTCCATGCCGTTTGCGTCAAGGTCAATGTCAGAATACATGGATTGAATGTTCATCTGGTTTGGATTGCCAGACAACCGATCATCCTTGGCATCATAGCCACGGGCATTTTCAATCAGGGATTTCTTCAGAAGTTCCAAAATGCCCTTGTAATTCTCTGCATTGATTTCAACCTGAAGGGTTTCAACCCCGCCATCCTCACGAACCTTTACGGCTCCATAGGTGGAAAGGTTGTGGCGGAACTCACCAAGATTTTCACCGTCATAGTTCTTCAGAACCAGAATGGTGTTCCGTGCGTCCTCTTGCATATTGTTTTCAAAGTCGGACAGCATCACATTGATACCATCCTGAAGGGTTTTCACACGGCGAATCAGGGGAATTTCCTGTTTGTTGTACTTGAACGGGATCAGCGGAATCCGTGTCCAGTTGAACCCCTTGGGTTCCTGTCCTTCTTCCTCAACCATGAAATAGTTTTCATGTTCACCGGCTTCCACATCAGCGATCAGCATATCATTTTGATAGATATACCGGTAAATGCCATCGGTTTTGAAGATTTCCACCTTCTCAACCTTTTCTTTCGTGTAGCCGTTCCAAACCTCTTGGGTGTAATAGCGAACCGCACAATCAAGGATGGTATGATCATCGTCCGCCCAAAACGGAAGAATGTCATAGGCGGGGAAATGCTTGAAGGCCAGTTCCCCGGCATCCGTATAATAGGGGTAAACCCAACCAAGGCCACCGTTCAGGGCATCTTCACACACATACTTCAGAAGCCGGTAAAACCGCTTATTGAAAATCTTGCCCAAAGCGTCTGTGTAACTCTTATCCTGACAATTCAGGGTGAAGGGCTTGCCCACAAGGTAGTTGGTTTTCTGATCCACCATCAGGGCGTATTGGTTATCAATCAGGCGGTTGTTCGGAAGATTGTTCACAACCTGAAGTTTGCCATCCTCGCCAATGATCGTGCGCTGACGCTTCAAAATGTCATGCTGTCCTTCATAGTACAGATCACCACGCAACTGATCCTTGCGGCGGGGGCTGTCCTTCCATTCCTTGATTTCGGCGGCAAAGAACTGAAGTTCTGTCATGCCGGTTCGCCCACCCTGAATAATCAGGCGATTGATCCGATCCATAGCGTTATTCAGAAACATAGTCAATCACCCTTTCTATTGCTTAATAAACGCAAACACACGGAAACCGTGTGTTTTTTGTGTGTTTTGTTACTATCATGTTATTAGTCGAAGCTGAAGGCGGGGCCAACCAACATATCTTCCAGCCCGTAACGCATAGCGTCCATAAGGTGGTTGAAATCATCAATGGGAACATTGATCTTGGCCCCGAACTTATCTTCTGCCCATGTGTAGTTTGAAATCTCTGTGATGAAGTTCACGCATCGGGGATGAACAATGATGGTGTAACCCTGAATGTACTGGATTCCGTTGTTCACGCTGTCCTTGCCCTTCCGGGCGGCTCTGATACGATGAAGGCCAGCATCCCGCAATTCATCAATGCTCTTGGGTTCGGCACAATCGGCCTTGATCCGTTCCTTGCCGTAGCCCATGCCGGTGATCCGGTCACAGATTGCCCGGTTTGTCAGGGCCTTTTCATACAGTTCATCAAAAACCCAAATGGTTCTTTCCTTCTCACTCACCAGCCCACAGAACAGGGCCGTGGGATCGTTGGTATAACCGAAGTCAAGGCCGAAGGCGCTTTTCACATCAGGCTTCTTGGAAATAGCCAGATAATCAAAGGCTTCTTCCCGCCAATTATCGAAAATCAGGCCATCCACAATGCCCCAACCCCCAAGGCCAGCCACCTTGTAGCGGCGGGGGTTGTTTTCCTTCATGGTGTTGAACACCTTCAAATCCGCCGTGTCCAG